CATTGTCTGGGTTGAGGAAACACAGTTCACCGTGTGCAGCAGGATAGTCACATCCGCAATAACTACATTTTTTCATTTATTCACCACCAATTTCAATACGGGTCTGTCTGGTTCACCAATAGATTCATCACAGAAATCATCATCAGTAAATGTGTTATTCATCAATTCAAACTCTGACCACACAGTTTCAAAACTTGATGAATAAAGGGCAATGCTTTCTTGATGCAGCGTGTTTTTCATTTCCATAGAGTCATGAATCCAATCCAAATGCAAGTCATCAATGATAAACCCCTCACTCATCTTCACAGACATAGCAACCATCTGTGCAAGTAGGAATGGGATGTTAGGGGTGTCGTAGAAATTACTCAATGAGTGACTACTGATATGCTCACCATATTCACCATCATCCAAAGTCATCACAGTAGCAATCAACCTGTATCCTCTTCGGTCGCTTATCTCTTCGCCTGATTGATATGACATGATACTGAGATAGTATGATATGGTCGCATCCTTACTTGCATAGACCAGCGACTCTATCAGGTCAGTGTACTCTTCATCTTTCCAATGTTTTAATATGCTCATCTAACCCTCAGTGTAGATGTTGGTTAAGATTTGCCTGAACTGCTGTATTTTTTCTGCTCTTCCAGGCCAATAAATGTAGTCCCTCGTATCTGCGTCTTTCTCCAAGTTCGTAAGAAGTGGAAGGATAGCGTTGTAGAGTTTCTCTAACTTCTCCAAGTTGTTAGCATTGGTTGCTTTCTGCTTCTCTATCTGGTTGAACAGAAGATCAGTCTCTTCCTGATGGTTAGACTCAGACTGTTGAATGAATTCTAACTCTTCAACGGTTGTTGCTGTGAACCCAAAATCAAATGTGTCGTTACTCATTACTAATTCCTATGCGCGAGTCTTTGGGAATACTTTTTGAACAGGTTCTGTGTCAAACTCTTTAAACTCTCCACCACGATTCAGGCACCCGCCCATAATTTCTACTAACATTTCTTGGAAGTCTGTCAAATCAATAACGGTGAGAGAAGTTTCTGGATACATCTCATCCTTGTAGTAAAGTTGTTTACCTTCTATCATTTCGTTAACCAAATCTTTATATACGAGGATACCAAAACTATAGAGGTCTGCTGATTCTAGGGAGACTAACCGACCTTCCATTAATTGAGGACGGACATCGTTATTATCAACTATCCACACCGAATTGATTTTCACATTTCTTTCCGCCACACCACTTGATGGAAACCAAGACAACACACCCAAGTACAAATTGGTGCAGTTCTTCTCGCCCTTGAGATATCCCATTACGATGGACACCACGTTTTCTTCATCGTTTGCAATCAACCACTCTTGTTCATCCAAGGTCTGGATTACAAACGGAACTGGTTGTGGGGGTGTAGTCGCGTTAGCATGCAAGGCAGTGCCGAGTACTAGTGCGAGTGCTGTTGATTTAAATATATTCATTCTCTGCTTCCTTTATTACTCAATTTCAATACTCTATTATAAGCATTCAGTGTGAGATGTCAAGGGGTAAAACTTCAATGAAATCAATGACTTACGAGGGGATGTGAGGTGGCGTGATATGACTATGCATACCACGTTGTTTACTGCTAGTCTTGCATCTTGACCTTGATGCGGGTCAATATCTGCAACACGATAGTGGGAACGATGAATAACTGCGTGATATGCCCAACAACATATGCCCAGTCTTTTTCACCGAAAGGACTTTCCTTCAACATTACTTTGGGGAAGAGAACTCGTAAATTTTCGACATCCAAGTTTGTGTAGGAATGTCCGACCTGTTCCAGTGTCCACCATAATCGGGTTCCTGCTTCACCAGGACCATCAGTGGCGATGTAGGATTTCTTTGCTATTTCTAATCTATCTTTGTAATCACTCATTTTATTCTCCTTAGAATACGATGTTAGTTGCTACTGAGATTACGGGTTGGATTGCCATGAACTTCATAAAATGAGCGGTGGATTGCAGCATATAATCGGTTATCTTCGCAAAGACATTTTTCAGAAACGCTTTTATCTTGTCAAACACGTTGCTAATCATACCTTCGTTCAAGTTGGGGTTGTTCTCCAGTGCATCAAACTCTTCGGTCAGTTTACCGACAATCAAACCAACGACAGACCAGTAACGATACTCTCCAGTCTTAGTTTCTTTACCGTCAACTTTCTTCTTAACTGATGTGGTCTTGAATCGTACAGACAAGTTCATCTTTCCTGCAATCTTAGAGACATATGATTTATCAGTGACCTTATGCAAACTACAGTTTGTTCCATCAAAGTCGCATACAAGAAAATGCGAACAGGTTGCTGCACTATTTCCAAACTTCACATCACCTGACATTGCTTCAAATGCAAATGCGTTAGCAAATTCTTTGTTACTGGTAAAGAGTTTACCTAATTCCGACATCATCTCTTTATGTGCTTTGTCTGCTGCCATCACTATCTTATCTTTACCCTTGGCAACTTCTTTCTTCAGGTTACCCTTGGCGACTGATGCTGGTGCAAGACCTTCGAGCATCTTTTCAATCTTCTTGACAACTGTGGGTGCGATGCTACTCTTAGTTGCTTCCAGTGCTGCGTTAAATGTGGCGGTGGATTCGTTGCGACCTCCACTCATCAACTGTGCCTGACTACCAGACTTCAAACTGATTCGTGCCTTACCAATCATAAAGTCGGTTTTCGGTGTCTTAGTAGACCCAGGCACTTTTCCAGGCCAGAAAGATGCCCACTCAGCAGAGACAGGATAGTTGTCTGCACCAAGAACTTTACCCTTACCACGCATACCATTCTTCTTCAAGAAATTATCAACCTTGATACCTGCTTCTTTGTCAATGTCGTGCTTGGCGTTACCTTCAGGTTTACCATTTACGGCAGCAATGATAACTTCTTCCATTGACTCACCGCGAGAACGACCTTCAGATAGAACTTCAGTAAACTCGTTGAACTTATGCATGATTCTGTTTCCTAGTATTAGTTTATGTGTTTATTTATACTAATCTGTCGTGCCATCTTCATAAGTTCCGCACCAAGCACAGGGTTCTTCCTTGCCAACCATCAGGATACCATTGTAACGACAGTTATGCTTCCACACATCCGTTGAACCTTGGTTAGATTCCCCGACTATCTCTAAGAGCATTTCGGGTTTTTTGTTATTTTCCATTAATTTCCCCTAGATTATAATGCTGCTTGTTGCTTTTAACCAACCTTCTGCCACTTGATCGTGTGCAGGGATAATCGTTAGAATACAAGACTTATTGAACTCGCCTCGATGCATACCTTGTGCGCCTGTCATGCTGATTCCTGGGGCAAACCCACCACCAGCATTATCTTCACCACCTGGGACAAACAATAACGGAGACTTCAACGTAATTGTCATATCGGTTTCATAAAGCGCACGACCAACAATTTCTCCACACATAGTTACCAATGTAACAATCTCTTCTTCTCTTCCACTCATTTCACTTCCTTCCTTTATGATACCCGTTCGACTCATAGCGAGTCACTTCACTTTCGGGAACTCGTATTGCTGCTCCCTTTTCCTTACGCATCCAAACTGTGTTCGAATGCACATTTCCTTCTTTATTTTTAAATGCCCATTTCGGAGGATTTTTCTCCCACGTTGGCACATCGCCATCTTTATTCATCACATTTTAAAACCTTCGGTTGATATTCTTTTTCCTGTTGGGGTGTTGTCAAATGCTGTAACTCTGTCTTGTTGTTGCGGGACATCATTTACCAGACCTATGTCTGCATTCTCTACATTATATAGTCTCATTTTACTTCTGTCCACACCCATCACAAACCTTTTGTTATTGTTTGGATCAGCGTAACGATTCTTCAACTGCTTAACCATCACCTGATTGAGTGCAGTCAACTCATCATTCGCAATCAGTGCAAGCATCAAGTCAGCAGTTGCAGGAAGACCAAATGATTCTGATGTGTCTTCAAGTCCTGGGTCACTGCTACCATAACCACTTCGTGTTGTTTGGGTTGCACTCATTATCGGTATGTTGTTCTCTACTGCAAGTCCTCGCATCTCTTCAGCGATTGCCTTGATATATGAGTAGGTGTTCACATTGCCACCGACCTTCATCCTTGACGATGAACAAATATTTAGGTAGTCAATAAACACGATGTCTGCGGTAAACTTTTTCTTCAACTTCAACTCATTCATCAGTGCGCGGAAGTGACCACAGTGTGCTTGTGCTGTTGGATATTCCTTGATGATAAGTTTACCGTGTGTCTTAGCAGCAATCTTATCAATCTTAGATGTGTAAACATCTTTCGATAAGTTTTGAATCATGTCAATAGGTGTGTCCAACAAGTTAGCATCAATACGCTCTGCAATAGATTCTTCTGACATTTCTAAAGTTATGTACAACACGTTCTTACCAGCACTCATCGCTGCGGCAGCAGCGTGACACATAAACAAAGACTTACCCGCACCTGTTCCCGCAAGGATAATATTGAGTGACTTGTTCTTTAGTCCACCCTTCGTGATAGTGTTGAGCATGTCAATGTCAAAAGGTATGCGCTCCTCTACACGATGGTAGAAGTCGTACCGCGACTCTGAACTTGTCAAGTAGTCGTGACCCACATTGTTGTCGAACGTCACACCCAACGCCTTAGAGAGTATGTCAGGCAGTGCTGTCTTAGTCAGTGTGTCATGCTTGCCATCGATGATAGTGATAGACTCCAACACGGCATTGAACAATGCTCTGTCCTGACACCACTTCTCAGTGTTAGTCAACAACCACTCAAGGTCTGTCTCTTTGTCTTCAGCAAACAGGTCAGGCAGTATCGCTATGCTTCTTTGATATCTTTCATCAGTAAGACCAGACTCTTCATCTTGCAATGAAATAACGAAACTATCTTGACTCGGTGGCTTGTTGTATTTTGCAACATATTTGACAAACTGTTTGAACATAGTTTTATTGATAGCATCACTGAAGTATGCTGGTTCCATGAATGGAACAACCTTACGCATGAACTCATCGTTGGTGAAAAAACTACGCAACACCATTGTTTCCATA